GAACCGTATACCGCAAGACCTGTATTAATAACAGTGTCAATAGATAAGGCTTCGTTTGTGGTTCCTCTTAAATATTTGAATCTTGTTACAACTAACGCTTCACCAGCTTGAAATTGAGTTTGACCTGCCAAACCAATGTTAGTGTAGTTAATAAAGAAAGTATTTAGATTTGGTGGTCTTGTTTGAAATCCTTTAGAAGCCTGAACGATTTCTGCTTTCAGTCCGGACGATTGTCCTTTTACCTGATAAACATAGTCAAGTTCTACTTCTTGGCCTGCTAATACTTCAACCGCAGGTGTGCTGATATATGACGCTGCGTTAAATCCAGTAGGACCGTCATTTAGTTTTACAAATTGAAGATCATCAAGTTCTGTAAAGTTACATCCTTTTACAATTGAACCTTCTTTGAAAATATTATCTCCAAATGACTCAACCTGATTTTGAAGCATAGTCTGGAGTTGTGTAAGTTCTCTTGCCTGTATCGCGTACCCAGGCTTGAACATAACTCGATAGAACTGCTTCTCTGCATCATAGTCATCGAAGTATGGTGCTTGGTTTAAGTTTTTATTAATAGGCATCTTTACTTACGTTCCTTAAAATTCCAGTACAAATTTAAATTCTTCTCTTGAGAGGTCGGTTCTTGCTAATGGGAAGAAGTCCTCCATGAAGTACACTTCGCCTGTTCTCTGTTTGTAATCCGAATAGATAACATTATCTGCTATAGGATTATTTATTGTTATTCTCTGGCCAGTATTTGAGGTAATTGCCAGATTTGGATCAAATGATGTATCTCCATTACCAACCAGGGCATTATTTCTATATGGTCCTACGTATTCTGCTAAAAATACTGTATTTGAAGTTTCATCAATCTCGTGTATTTGAGCTTGGAATACAATATCGTTATTTACATTAACTTGCGTGATTGTACTATTTGCGTTTAATCTTCCATAATCATCTGTTATAATCGCAATTCTATTATCGAAGACATCAGGTTCAGTTGCGGTATTTGCTTGTCCGCTTCTCCATGTTGCTATACCTGTCATATCTTTAAATGTTGGACTTCTCACAATACCAATACAGCCGTATGTATTCTTATCACCAATTTTTGTATTGTCTTCTGCAGTAATAAATCCATACATTGAAAAATGTTTACATCTAAATTCATCTAATAAATTATAACCATGGCCACCTTTCGGTTCAATGATAGGTTGAATGGTTGCTCTTACATCTGCTGATTCAGTACCACCTGGGTTGAAATCAATAAGAGGATCCACAACTTCCGCAATAGCGTTATTATATCCTGTGCCTTTATTTAAAAGAATAATTTTATTAATACCACCATTATCAATTTCAGGTACTGCTACCGCCCCATCTCCATCACCGCTTATTTTAACGCGCGGGAAGATTTTAATATTTGCATTAATCGTTGCTGTTGATACCATGAAGTCTGTTAAACCTTTCCATGTACCACCTGACACGTATCCGCCAAAACCAGTACCATCAAGATCTGTTGTTAATAATGCATCTGATTTCAATTGAAATGTATCTGCATTCACAACTTGTACATAAAAAGTAGTTGCGGCAAGTGTGTCTATGTCTGCTTCATTTACAATTAATTCTGACATACCAACAACGTTTCTAAATGTAATTGGTTGACCATTCACTAAGTTATGAGATGTTGATGTAATTACGACAGGAGATGCTTGAGTTGCATTCTCTACNTTACCACGCCTTGGATTTGATAATTCTTCGCCAACGGTAATTTCCGCTAGGCCATTGCCTTGAATCAGTTTATAAGCTTTGATTTCAAATAGATTCGTAACNCTTGAACTTGGGTTTGTAGCATAGAAGAATTGACCTGTATAGTAATTTTCTGTTGCTTGCCAATCTTGCTCCTTTGGATCAATTTCTAATTTAACATTACCGTGAGAACTGGGTCCACCAACTCTGCCAGGAATTGACTTTATAAGGCCGTTCTTTTCTTCATATCCATTATTGACAATAGCATTAGTAACTTGAATCTCAGATATACCACCGCCGTAAACCTCCGCTGGATTAACAGTTGCAGTAGGATCAATTGGAATATAACCTAAAGCATTATAGGCCTCGAATTGTAATGTAGTGAGACGATACATATACTTCCATACATAACCGTCGGCAGTTTCATAAATTTGATTTACGTTGGCTGCATCAAAAGTAGGTGGTGCTTGTGAACCAACATCTTCGTTATTATTAAGGCACTTATAAATTCTGTAATCATCAGTGTCGTTATCGTTAGGTCCGACTACTGCATAAAAGTTTAAACCATCAAGATCTACTTTATCATCGTATTCTGCATACACAACACCTCGTTGCCAAGGGTAATACTTTATCATAAAGTTAATATCTTGATTGCGTATCTTTTTAGCAAATAATGTTTTTTCTAGAAACTCATTTTGAGAAGTAGCAGAATCAATTGGCTCTATACCGCCAATGCTAGAAACAAACATATAATAGTCATCGTTAGCCTTTGCGTCAGCTATGAATAACTTATTAATGTCTTGGTTAAAATTGTTTGTTAAAATTTCAGGCATTGTTATATAATTCTCTATATTTTAGTTTATTTATATCCATTGGACTAACCTCTTCTTCTTATTCTTGGCCTTGGATACACCAGTCCACTTGTAGGTCTTGCTTTTGCATTTACTTTTGGAAAACTCGCACCAGATTCTGGTCTTTGATTCTTCCACATTAATATTTTATTTGGGGCGCCTTGTAAACTTTCAAAGTCAGTACTACTATCAGTTCCAGTATCGTACATTTCACCAGTTGTTGCGTTTGCTTCAATCCAAGCATTTGCATCAGCTTGAGTTAACCCTGGATTGCTTTCTGCAAGTAATGCAATAACTCCAGCTACTTGTGGCGCCGCCATACTTGTTCCGCTAATCTTACTGAGATAATACGAACCGTTTCTAGGATCTTGTACACCACCAAAACTACCTGTTAAAGTTGAACTCACAATACCGGCACCAGCCGCAAAAATATCAACTGCATTACCACAAACTGAGCTCCCTCTTTTTTTGTCATTTTTTTCAATATTGAGGCAGCCAACATTTAAAGTGGCCGCTTCAAGACCGATGGTTGAGGACCTATGAGTTGGTTTGGACAAGGCGCTCGTATTTGAGCCGCTTCTGAAATACATGTAATTTTCATAATCTTGATCACCAGACTTGACAGTTTTTTGATATGAATTTCCTGCCGAAGTAACTATAATAATACCATCGGCAATTGCATCAGCAATATCTGCTGCCCAAGAAATCCCTGAGGATGGAAATTTCCAATTACCATCTGCTGGTACATTTATACCTCTTGCTTCTAATTCAGCACTATTTAAATCACTACCCTCATCACCGTACTTATCAAAGGTTACTCCTCTATATTTAAATTGTCCAATTCCATCATAACCAGAGTAACCATTAGAGGGCCCTGAGATGAAAACGTCTTTACTGACAGTAAACCCATAACTGTGATTACTTATTGTAGGATTTCTTCTACCAGTTTCTGAGTTAATTGGTTTTGTATTATGCCATTCGCGAATATAATCCCACATAGTTCCAGACTGTAATCCACTGTAACCATGATTCGTAGTGCCACTTAAGGGAGCTTCTATACTGTAAATATTTGCTTCTCTTGCCCAACCTAAAGTATTTCCTGCTACAGTCCCAGCAACATGAACACCATGATTAGTATCAGTCTGATTACCCATTGTGCCATAATCATAAGTTGCGTTTGGGCCTAATCCTAATTGATTCGCGAGCGAGAACCAATTAAACGGCTGTACTCTACTTCCGCCAGTTCCATCAGCATTAACGGCAAACTCTGGGTGGCCTTGAGCAGTTGTTGTAATATGCCCATCAACAATTAATACATCAACATTTTTTCCTGAAGCGGTAATTGCGAGTGGGTTTGTCGCTACAAAAGAATCTCCATCAGAACCCCAATTTTTTCCTGTAGTAACATAACCTGATGCGCCTGCTTGTGTAGGATCGCCTGAATCACCATCTTGGAATATATTTCGTATTGTTGATAATGAAGGTTTACTAATTACTGGTTTAATGTGTGTGTTATGGAATGCATAACCTAATGGATTGTTTGATTGTATACCAGCTTCGGTACGCATATCATCTGTCCATTCTGGAGAAAGACTTCCACCATCCCATAAAGCTGTATATTCAAACATACAGAAATTCAATAAGTATAAGTATTCTTTGGCTGCTACTTCAAAAGCATCTGAATCTGTTTTCCAGGCATTTGAAGGCGTGTTATAACCTGACGGATCCCATTTTCCAGCATCATATGCTTCTTCCATCGCAGCATATAAATCACCTGAAGCCCAATCACTTGCTAAGTATGCATACAGTTTTATATCGTCTGCTGGTAATCCATGCATATGAAGTGTATGCATTATATGTTCAATAACTTCCCCTGCGTCTAAATCTCCATCACCTTGAGTACCAGATGAATTCAAATACCAAACCATATCGTTAGCAACGTGTGTATCAAATAAGTTTGTTAGGTTCCAACTAATAATTCCTGAGTCAGTTAAGAAGTTTGGACTATAATCACCCCCGCCACCTCTTGCTACTCGTTGTAGTGTTGGTTTCCCTTCGTGCCAGGTACCAGATAAACCTTTTAGATTTCGTATAAGATTCCTTTGGAGTGTATCATTGATTTGTGACTGGTACTGATTTGGTATTAAAAACAATTCATACATTCGAGCTATTTTTTCTATCCACGCGTCAGGCACAGCACTTTGACCACCTACAGCACCAGCCGCCATAATTCTTGTACCATTAACAGTAACTTCACGTTTGAAGAAATCACTACCATCGCCAGTCACATCTGCAATTGAGCCACTATAAAGATCTGTGCTAGGAATATCATCGCCAACCGTATGCCTATATAAACCCCAATTTTTGTCTGTTACGGAAATCGAGTCCCCATTTCTTTTAAATGGCCCAGTGTCAGAATACCCATTTAATTCACATTGTAGAAGATCAAGGAATGCTTTTGATTCTACACCCAATACTCGAGGATCCTTTTCTAATTCAATCACCTCTTCAGGTGTTAACATATAATGAGTATTACGACTTATTGGTCTTCTTAATTCTACATTAACTGCTCTATCAGGAATATAAAGATCGCCACCAGGCGTTTCCATATCATTATAGAAATCGTCTAGGTCTTCCTTATTGTGAAGAGTGATCACATATTCTTGCATTTAATTTAAGCCTCTAATTGTAGTATTTCTATAGCTACTGTAATTGATGCAGCACTACCACTTTTGTTTCTTACTCTAACTGGAATGTTTGTAGTTGGCGTGCTTTCTAAATTATAACCGATTGTTCCAGGAGATAGTTTTACTCTTTGACCACTTGTAGTAATTACCTCTGCAATGACACCAGCATCTGGAGCTGGATCAGTACCTTCGCCTCTTGAAGCATCAGCTGTTCTGGATGCGCCGTCTGTATAGAGTGTTACCCAAGCTGCAGCTGATGTTGTAATTGTATATAATGCATATCCTTTAAATCCAGTAATGTCAAGGTTAGCAGCCGCACCGTTAGCAATTGAAGATGTTCCTTGTGATGGAGAAACACGACTTGGTAATGAGCCGCCGCCGCCGCCGCCACCTGCAGCTGCTTCAACAACAATAGTACCGGTCATGGCACCGTGAGCTTGACATCTATACGCATAGTTGCCTGATATACCTGCTGGTATTTTCCAGAACAGAGCACCGCCTATTCCTGCATTTGCAGCTGAACCTTCGTAATAGACTCCTGAATCAAGTGCTACTAGACCGTCATTGTAATCTGCACCACCCGAAGTTTGAATTACGAATGGGTGAGTTACACCGCCTGCACCAGTTAAATCAAATCCAACTGTCGTTCCTGCCTTTACATAAATTGTTGGGTTATCGGTTGTTCCATATTGGTCAAAACGATATGAAGAAGAACCATTATTAGTAACCTTTAATACTGTTGCAGCATTTTGGAAAGTATTTTCAAATGGTGCTTTATCTGAAATACCGGCCGGCTGTTCATTAATGTCTAAATAAGTTGGAGTGAACGGTACATTTCTCCAAGTATTATCACTACCAAAGAATTTTAAAATATCATCAGATTGTGGGCTTGTAATTGTTGTGTCAGTAACGTCAGTCATAGCAACTGAGCCGCCGCCGCCGCCACCGCTAATTGTAATTGTTTTAGTTGCGCCTGTTCCTGACGCTACAACACCTGAACCTACAAAGTTAATAGTTGTAGCCGCTGTTGCTAATGCTGAACCTTCGTCTTGTATAGTAATAGCAGTACCACCGCTACCTGTTGCATCATCAACCCAAGCAAAGTCAGAACCATTCCAACTTAAGATTTGATCTGCAGATGCACTACTTGTATTAAGGTGGGCAGAAATATCACTTGGATTAACGCCGTCTGCAACCCAAACAAAGTCAGAACCATCCCAACTTAAGATTTGATCTGCAGATGCACTACTTGTATTAAGGTGAGCAGATACATCGGAATCAGCATATGATCCGCCACCGCCACCTGATTGTGCTACCCAGTCATAATCTGTACCGTTCCAACTTAATACTTCGTTAGCACTTGCTGAACCGGTATTTAAATGAGTATCAACATTTGCATCAGCGTATGAACTGCCACCGCCTTCAACCCAACTGTAAGAACCGTTTGCGCTTGTACTTAAAACATAGCCGTTAGTTTCAGTGCCGATAATATTTGTATTATAAACAAACGGAGCAAGAGGATCTACATAATTGAGAATTGCGCCTGCTGAAGCATCGGAAAGCAATCTTCTCCAAGTTCCGTGAGCGTAATACAATGAACCTGTCTCATGAACATGGCCTATAGAACCATGATATGTGCCTGGGTTAACATTATCAAGTTCTAGTTTCGTATCATATAAGAAAGATACTTTGTGTGGTTTACCTAACAAGTCTAAATTGCCGTTAATATCAAATAGATCCACTGGATTATTTGCATCTCCTAACGCAAGATAAAGCTCATTAAAATTATCGTTGGCTTTGTCGAATGCATTTCGTAACGGATCACCTGTACCGTCGTTAGCGGATGCACCGATATTAATTATTTGTTTAGACATTTTATTTTCCTAAAAAATTCTTTATAGTTATATTTATTGCTTATGAAGGCGGTGTTGTAATATCATANTCGTTTTCTAAGTACTGGCCGAGCAAGTGTTTCATATCATCACTGACAACATGAGCAACATCTTCACGGAAGAATATTACATTTCCATAATTATAAATTCTACTTGTTGCGCCATACAGAGGCCCTGTTGTTAATTGAAGTCCTGTATAGCCTTGTGCCTGCGCGAACCTAAATGCAGACTCTGTAGCAGGCAAGAAGTTAACTCCTACGAATGGTCCGCCTGAATAAGGAACAACAGTATCTGCTCTTCCGTTCATTTGAACAATTCTTCTTTGTGGTATTGGAGTCTTCTGCGTTGTATAACCATCCTGTGGCCATTCATCACCTGTATATAAATCATTTAATGGATACCAGAACGCACTATTTCTGTATTGGAAATCGTGNGTTTGTGATAGCATACAGACAATCGTATCAACGGCAAGATCGTTAATTTCAACAGCAGCCCTTAATGCAAGTCCACCACCATTTGATACACCTACAATACGAATCTTAGTATTATCAACGTTTTTATATAGTTTCAGCTTAGTAATAAGTTCTTCCAACATTACAATGTCAGGACCGTTTGAAGTTTCATTTGAAACGTTCCAACTATTTGCATAGCCGTCAACTCCAATACATATATGTCCTGGCAATTCACTAGAGAATTGCGTTATCATTTGTGAACCTGATCCGCCATTGCCATGTAATAAAATAGCAACTGGGAATGGACCTGATCCTGATGGTATAGCTGCCGTTACGCTGTAATCGTGGAAACCTTGATACCAATTCTTTGTAATTGTTAGATCGGAAACATTATCTTGAACTAAAGTTAATCCGCCGGTTCCACCAGGTTCATGGTCGGCTGATACACCTGTATTATCAGCAGTAAAGTTAGTAGTACCTGCATTCAGCTCTGTTATATCAGCAACATCGAACGGAGAACCACCACCTTGGTCGTTGAATCTTCGTAAGAATCTCGGTTTAATTGTTCCGCCTACCTTTGCCTTAAATATAAAGTCACCAAACAGTTTTGAACCTGCCAAGTGAACATTTTCTTTTAATAACTTTTCATAATTCTGTATAGGTAAGCTTGATTTAATTTGATATGAATACTCTTGATAGAAATCACTATCTTGTATTCTTTGTCCTGAATCTAAATATTCTTGGTCGTATACATTAACGTCCGCATCAAATTCCCAAACAAGGTTTTCCTGTGAACTGTACCAAGCTTGTTGTTTCATTGAAGGAACAACAATATCATTCCATCTTGCCGTGATACTTGCAGCTGCACTTCTAGATCTTAGCTGCGTCAACCATATTCCAGTTGCGGCTGAGATTGCCATACCTTGTTTACTTAAATCATATATTGCGTATCCATCTGAAGCAGTACTACTAAACCAAGCTTCGAACGCAGGAGCTAAAGTTGGATAGGTTACTGTTGGATCAAATCCTATAGCTATTCGACTAACTATTAAAGGTAAAGATGCACCGGGTAAATTTGTTTTTGTTGTTGTTACACTATTTTGTTTCCAACCACTTAAGTGAGAATTAGTTCCTGCCCAATATCCACTTGTTACACCTTGAGTATCTGCTTTAATAATACCGTGAGAAACGAATTCATTATTGGCTGTTCTTAATTCACCTAAACCATTTGCGAAATCAGTAATCTCTGAATCATCTACTTCGTATTCCCAATAACCAAAACCAGAATTTAATATATTTACTTCTGAAATTTTCCCTACCGCAAATTCTGTTTCTGATTTAATCACTGCGTTGTCACCAAATCTTGCAGTTCCTAGGAAATCAGTTGCGATACTTAAAACATTTTTTACCTGGTCTGGTGCATTCTCAAATGCAATGTTTTCGTTTTTATTTAATCCATTAATATTAAATGGAGTAATCGTAATAAATCCATCTTGTTGATTAACATCTGTTACGACACCATTTATACCAGAAGTTACACCTCGTATTCTATCTTTCACAGAGAACGAACCTGCATCACCAGCATCAGCAAATAAAACAACTTGATTCTTACGATCTACATTTTTAAGTAATGAATCTTGGGCAATCGCAAATACATCACTCTGATAATCGGAACCAGGATTAATATTATCAAATCCTACAATAGAACCAATTGTTAAATCTTGAATATCGAATGCTTGATCTAAAGGAGTAGTAAGAGTAACTGGCGAAGCAGTACCTGACATTGGAGTAACTGCGCCATAATCAGCAGCATCAAGTGTAACAGATACATAAGGTAATATGACGTCAGTAATAATTGAAGCAATAGATGTATCGTTTAATGATGAAACTTTTACATCGTTTACATTTAACGTATCAGGATAAAGAGGACCTGGAGAAGAACCATTTACTGATACTAATTGATTTGCTGTAAGAGATAAGTTAATTGTTATTTGAGGTACAGGAGTAGATATACCGTTAACGAGAATATTTGGCCTGACTGTTGTAACCGTGGTACTATCAGTGAATCCAGTATTAGCGNATGCNGNGTCAAGTTTAATTCCTATTGAAGATAAATTTTGCCCAATAATAATACCANTACGACCTGCCGTATCTTGTAATGTTTCACCTATAACAAATTCTTGATTAAAACCATTCGCACTGTTATCAAGAATAATAGATTGGTCTGAAACAAGTAATCTTGTATTGTCAATCGTATANCCATAACCACCATTTTCTAAATCGTATTTAATTTGNCCTGATGCTGTATCTGTAACTGCNGTGACAATTGCTTTACCTGCATTACCATCTTTCTGAAGTACATTAAGAACTTCACCAATTTCTCTACCTGCGAGATTCTTTCTTCTTGCTCCCACATCTGATCTATCAACAATAGTAAACTTTGAAAGAGATCCATTTGTTTTACCAAACTGTACCACTTCACCGTTTATGTTACAAAGAATATCTTCATACTTGTTAAATGTACCTTGAATACCATCAAGATATATGACAGGTGTTTTAATACCGTTTAGAATAAAGAAGTTAATTGATCTTACCGATGCCTTTGCGCCAGTTACCGAACCTTCAATGTTACGAGCTAATAAATCAAGATACTTGTATTCCTTTCCAGTTTTTGAGGTAAATAAATCATTGTTTGGAAACATCTGTAAATAAGTACCTTGCTTCCATGCAGAGTCAGATACCTTTTGCATCTTTTCAGCGGGATACACAATTTCAATTTCAAACTCTTGATAGAATATAGCAAAGAATAATTCTATACCGCGGGCAGTACCTTTTGCTCGATATAAGTCAAGTATATTTTTAACAATAAATTTAACAAGATCTGCTTTAAGTGGAAGATCAGCAAGAAACTTTTTCTTAAATAGTATAATCATACTATTCATTGTAGTATCAATATCTCTCGTTTCAAATAAACGTCTTGCTTGATAGATATGCTGATTCTCTTGAGTTTCAGACCACCTATAATACTCTTCGACTAATTTAACAAGCTCAGGTCCATCTTCCCTGTAAATAGCGGGGAACTGATTCTTAATGAAAAGCGACAGATTTTTTTGTATATCACCCTGAGGCATAATTCTCTTCTCTTATTAATAACTTGTTGAGTTAACAGACACCGGAGCTATGAACTCATCCAAAGTCAATACTACTTTAACGTCTGTATCTCTTAATATAAACACGCGACCTTTTGGAGCAACAACATCGTTATCTACAGTTTTNGCAGTTACTTTAATCGCACTGCCTGTNAATGTTTCTACCTTAAAGTTTGTTAGTTTCACTTCACCTTTATCATAATCAATTGTACCTGCAGTTGGATTAATAATCTGCGGGTTTGTTGCTTCATCAGTAATGATCATAATATTACCTAAGCCATCATCTTGGAAATATACACAAGTACCATTTATATCAAACGGTGAAGATTTAACAGCAGGNTTAAAGTTTGTGAAACCATTTGCCGCATTGTAAATATAAGGTCTTACTAACGGCGTTTCAAATCTGAATGTTGGGTTTGTATTAAAATTAAGTGGTGGTGAATATTCAATGACAGGCGATACTGTAATCTCACTACTTAATATTCCTACATCTAATGCATCAATAATACCTGATAGTTTAGATCGTCTTAAAGTTTTATCAAATCCTTCAAGGTTATCATCAGAATATTTTTGAATCGCAGCTCTTGCCAACGTTTCTAATTCTGCTTCACCTTTTTCTGTATTCTTTTTGGTGTAATTTATAATTACTTCCATATCACCATAAACGAATTCGGTTTGTTTAAAGATTGGTTCAATACCTAGTGGAGCTCTTTCTTTTAAATAAGCCAAATAAGAATTGGATAAAGTAGAGGATATGATTTGTGTATCATCATTTAAATAAACAGAAACAGCAACTCTACCAAATTGAGGTGGATCTAACTGTTCACCACCGTATGCAGACACTGCGGATATCTCAGGGAATGCTTGTTGTAATAATACTTCGTAATCTTTCGATGTGACTGCTCGTTCTTGTACCTGTAATGCCTTAGGAGCAAAATATCGAATGGATTCCATTGACTCTCTTTCAGCACCACCTGCCGCAGCAGACAATGTATAAGCAGAGATCGTTGCGTTTTCAATAAAAGATCCTGAAAACGAACTGTCTTTACCTGCACCATTTGGCTCAGTTCCTGAACAGATTCTATATCGTACTCTTACATCTTCAAACTCTTGAGGTTGTAAACCAAATTGATTCTTACCAAAGTAAATAGAATACTTATCATCAAGATATGGTTCAAGGTAGAATACTTTATCTTGAGGACTAATACCGTAAATAGTATTTGCTCTTGTAAATACGTTTGCATCATCAGTTGCTTCTGCATCAACAAACACAACAATTGAATCTGTATCTACTTCGTTGTTTGTAAGGAATACTCTAAGTACTCCGTCTGCATCAACAATAAATCCTTCTCTTTGGAAACTTGATAACATTTCACCTTCGTAAACATCAACACTTGCAGCAACAAATGAACCTGATTCAAATACAACACCAGTTTGAGGATTGATGTCAGTTGATAATACTTTTCTGGCCGTATACATTTTATCTGTTACGAATGAAAAACTTTCACCTTGATGATTTACTTTAAATTGAGAATATTTTGGAATTGTAATTGTTGCGTCTTCACGTGTTGGATCTTGAATCACAACATATAGTGTAGCCTTAGCAGACTTACGTGAACGAGGTATATAGTTTAATTCTTTTGCATGGGAAACGATTGAGTTCTTAAGGATGGCAGAGTCAAGAAACATTTCGTTAAGTGCCATGTTTGTATAGAAGTTATTCTGATAACTATTAAACGCAAGAACATCTAACAAGACGCTCATGTTTGAGCCATCAAAGTTATAATCCTTGAATTGCGTTTGTGTTTCTAGATAACTCCTAAGTTGACTTTTTACTGCGCCGAAGTCAAGTTCGGTAATTGGTGTTTTTGGATTTGCCATCTCTATCTATTCCTTTGTAATACAACGTCTAACTGTATTGGCTGTTCAACCTGTCTAATATAAAAAGTAATCCCAACGTAGACTTCACCATCGTCAGGCTTTGAACTTACTGCAACATTAATTAATTGAGCTCTTGGTTCATAGGTCTGAATTGTTGACGTTACTCTATCTTCTATTAATTTTAATGTACCGGGTGTTAAATTTTCAAATAACATTGCTCTGATATTGCCACCCATATAAGGTTGCATTAATCTTTCGCCGCGATCTGTTAATATTAAATTCTTAATTGATTCTTTAACTGCTTCTTCATCTTTTAGAAGCACTACATCAAATGAAACTGGACTCACGAGCAGATCTTTACGAAAATCAGTGTTAAGATTAATCTTTTTCTTTACTGGTGAAATGTAATCTGCAATTGCCATTATAGTATTTCTCTTATATCTAAATGAATCTTATTTAACTCTGGGTAATCCTTAACATATTTAAATCCACCTTTTAATGCATTTTGAATAAAGGCTTCGGGATCTGCCATATCTCTTTTAACATCAATAACCAAACCACTCAAGTGTGAATTGTCTTCAGGTCCGTCTGCCTTTGTGTTATAAGCTTTACTTACCCAGCCTTCTGTTATTATTAAAGGTTTTGCTGAAGACGTTAATTTCTGTAATCTGTGTAGGTATACTTTAACATCAAGGTCAATTCTTGTCCAGGCATATATACCAATACCTTCTTTTTCGTCAAACGAATCTCCTTCGACTCTAAATACATCTGACGATCCTTTAAATACATTACCACATCTTGGAAGGTTTTTATAGTCCTCAGCAGTAATGGGTTTAACATTCTGCGGTATTTTACCTGTGTCAGTCTTTTCATTACCACCAGGAGAAGTCCATCTACCTTGTAATCTATTTATTACCTCTTTCCTAGTCGATGGAGAATACCTTATAGCTCCTGCTCTGATAGCAGATGACTCATTGATTCTTGAGATGTTTTTAAGACGATCTACGATTGTACTGTATCGCCTTGTATAATCATCAAGGGGTTTATTAATGTCCCTTATCAATGATTCTATTGACCCTGCAAGTGCACAGATCCTAGCTACAATGTATTGAATCTCTTCGATACCAGGTGATTCAAATGCAGCTACTGCGTAATCAATTAAACCTTTTATCTTATCTTTAATACCTTTCTTATTCTCTTCAGTAAAGAATGCACACATCTGTTCTCTTGCTGTCATAATACCTTTTACAACTTTTGCATTCACAAATGTTTCTGCATCTGCCACCAGCGCACTCGGATCAAAGTTGTTTATCATATCTTGTACTTCATCAAAGACTTTATTGATTACTTCTTCAATCTTTTCTTTAATTGCTTTAATTAACTTTTTGATTAATTCTTCTGCCGTTAGATCTTTAATACCATCATAACCTCTACTGATCTTATCGGCCAAAGCTAATGCATCGGCTATGATACCATCAACCACTCCAATTAAATCAAAGAACGCATCTACTGATAAAAAGAAACTATCAAAGGCATCGCAGAATCCACCTAAGATAGAAGTATTGAAATCATTCTTATAATATGCATCAAGGTTTCTTGCTAGTTTAGGAGCATTACCATCATTGATTAAATTAGTAGGTGTATAGTTATATGCTTGCATGAAGTCGGCAGTTTCAAGATTTGATATATCACCTCGTTGCCATCTATCAGATAAATCAGGATAACTACTTAAATCACCTATTTGTTGTCTAAGCAAACCATTTAAATAACCAGATGCAGCATATATCTTATCACCGTATTTGTTAACTGCTCTACTTAACGGATTTGTTTCTGCATCTTGGAGTATACTATTAGCAATCTCTTGAGTCACAAGATCAATTTGTCCAAGAGTATATCTTCCTGC